CCACTCGGTCTCTTGCAATAAGCACAAAGAGTAGGCCTTTCTTTGTCCCTAAAATGGAACATCCTCATCATCTGTGTTAGTAGTACCAACAGCTTCTAAATCTGCTTGTGATGGAGAAACCTGTATGTCATCTGTTTCAGGTTCGCTCTTAGCATTAGCAGACTGCCATGTCTTACCCCAATCTTCATTAATCTTTAGATAACCATTCTCATCCTTGACTAACTCAGCAGATACACTTTTACCCATAAAGGCTTTAGTTGTATCTTTAGGTGGTTCATTCAGACCCATAGCTTGTGCCATAAGTAACATTGATTTAACACCACTATCAACATATTTAGGATTGTCATGTCCTACTGTAAAAGTATGATTTAGTTTTAGACCGTAGCCATCAACCTCAAAATACATTTTACAACCACGCCAACCGTTTCTACCCTCTATCAAATCCTCTTCCTCGCCAATCCAGTTAAGGGTATGTCTGCCTGGCTCGACAATAGATTTACTGTCAGAGGTGTTTACATCATAATTAGTTAGATCCATTATTATCTCCTTATTTTATCCAACATTTATATCCAACACACTTGTCCTCTTCTGAACCACAATAGGCACAATATCCATCAACATATTGTGGCTCATTATCAGTAGCGTGTTCATTATAGGTTTCAGCATTGTTGTCATTCATTTCAACATAGCCTCCCTTATAAGTTTCCACTCAAAAGGCATTTCAGGATCAAGAGCAAATCTATTTTTAGCCTGAAAGCCAGGTGTTTCTTGTGTAAAGATAGTTCTATCGCCTTGCTTTAGTTTGGTAGTCATACCACCGCCCTTGCCTTTTACTTGTATCATGCCAATTTTATAATTAGCAAAAAACACCGCATCGCTATGTTCTATTACCAAGTCAGCAGCTTTTCTATGTAGCTTAATTTGGTGTCTGTCATGCGGTTCATTACTAGGATCTTCATATCTTCTTATCTCATTATGTGCAATCTGTAAGACTGTAAAACCTTTGTCTCTTAATTGATTTAATAAGTTAAGATAAACTTTCCAAGTTTCTAATGCTACTGCATAACCTTTACCATAAGCGGGACTGCTTATTTCTGACCAACCGTTTTCTTGACAAACATGTTCTTGTAATAAAGTTTCAAGCCAATCCAAGCTGTCAATGACAACTGTTTTAAATTCACTTTTTTCTTCTATTAAAGATTTAAGATTGTTCTCAAACTCTACATATGATTTAGCCATTGGAAAGTGTGGACATTCTATTTTGCCTATACCATCTTCTGTTTGCACAATAATTGGTTTGTTCATTGTTGCAGCAAAAGATGTTTTACCGATTCCACCAGGTCCATACAGAACCATAATAGGTGGTTTTAACTTTGCTTTTTGTCTTATATTAGCTAACGACATTTACGGCCTCTGGATCTTCCAATAATTGTTTCATTTGTGCTTCGTAAGAAGCCATCAATCTATTAAGGTCATCAATGTCATTGTTTGCTTTTAAAACAAATTCATCTCTTACATTTTTCTTTTCTTGCCAACGAGCAAACAAAGTCCTAGCTTCATCTGACATATCAGAGATTTTATACTCTGTTCCGTTTTCAGAAAACTTAACTGTTGGTTCTTCGTTGACCTCAGCTTTATTATTTTTTTTATCAACCATTTTTTTCTCCCTTTTGGTTTTGTTTATAAGTTTCACATACAGTTTTAGCGTTGCACCAACGGCAACCATCTTCGCTATAATTATATGTAGGTATTTCCTCGAAACAAGCCTCAGCGCTTGGTTTCAAGGTTTCATATCCCCACTCAACTAAGTTAATAGCTGAAATGTAGTATGATCTGATAGGCCCATCTTTGTGCCAACCTCTCGGTTGCACAATGGTCATTTGAACTTTTGTATCTTCATCTCCATACCTTGATAAAGCTCCTAGAGCATAGATACGCATTTGTGGATTGTCTGGCTCAACCGCCCACTTACCAGACTTTAAATCGACTATTTCTAATGTATTTTTACCAATTAATATGCAATCAGCAGTACCCCATAGTTGCTCATGTATTTCTGGCATATTAACTTTTTCTTCTATTAATGGTCTTGCAACATCAAGCTCATTGATTCTTTGGTCTATATAATCAACATAGACCTTTGCACATTTAACCATGTCATCATCTACGGTAATTTCAAAATCCTCTACTTGATGTGTTGTATCTAAATAATATTCTTCAATACTTAAATTATTTAATCTACCCTTTAATAATGTTTCAACCATTTCGTGAATCAATGTTCCTGTTGCTGCGGGAATACCAACTTTGTACTCAACATTTTGCGCAAGTTTAGGCATACCTGGACATGACATCCAGATTTTTGCAGAACTTGGACTAAGTAGCGCGTGTGCCATTTACAGAAATATAAGATTCTTGTTCCATTCTTTTTACATCTTCAAGATCATATTTAATCTTGCCACCAATTTTATAATAGCTAGGACCAAGGCCTCTATATCTTCTATTATTAATTGTTTTATTGCTGACTCCCCATCTCTCTGCTAGTTCATCAACGCCTATGGTATTAGATATATCAAAATTTTTTTCAGATATTTCCATAAAACTTCCCTTTTATTAATAATTTTTGTTAATATAACACTATATTACTCAAATGTGTAGTATAAATTATAAAAAAGCGGAGAAACTTATGAATAAAACTATATATGGACATACAAACTTTAAATCTGATGAGGAATGGGATCAGTCAATAGATGGACTAGCAACCAACAACCAAGTAGAGGGCGACCATTATAAAAAAAATGTAATACAGCCTATTGACTATATATATGCAAACAATTTGTCTTACAACTTAGGATCTTGTTTGAAATATATAACTAGAACAAAAGGCGATAAAAAAGATAGAGTGATTGATTTGATGAAAGCCAAACACTTTATAGATTTAGAATTACAAATGGTTTACGGAGTTGACCAAGAGGGTAACGATATAGGAGATTATTCAGTAGAAGTTTCTCTTAAAAAGTAAGGTGTTACATGAAAAATTTACAAGACTTTTATGATCCTGTTTTAGATGAGAGGAATGGAAGAAAGCCTGTATATATAAATAAACATTTAGAAAAAGATTTCATTTTGTTTTGCGCTGAGGTTGATAAAAAACCACACAAGGTAGCTGAATATTTAATATCTTTAGGCATAAATTCTATAAAACATAATACAGAAAAAAAAGTTCAGTTCGATATTAAAGCTCTTTAATTAAGTTTTTAAAGTTGTCATGGGAGTTTGTTGCCCTCAACAATTCATCATCTACGGTTATTTGAGATTTGGTTGTTTCCTTAATAAAGAATATTTTTTGTGGTTCAAGCGCAACCAAAGCATAAACATCTATATCGCCTTTGTTATATTTTCTGTTTTTACTATGTGAACCCCTGCGCAAATCAAAACGCCAATTATTTCTATGTAATTCTATTTGTGATTGTGTTTTTACTTGACATTTAAAGACATTACCATCAATTTCAAAAAGAATGTCTGCTTTAGAGCCATGAGGCATAACCGTAACTGTGTCAGAAAATAAAGAGATGACTGAGGCTACTAGATATTCTCCTGATCTACCAATTCTCTCTGACTGGCGAGCCATAATATTTATTGTGTAGGTATCAAAGCCTCTGGTGTTGTATCTTGTTGTTGTGTAGTTACTGGTTCTGGTAATAATGGTTCTACATAAGCATTATTTATAAATCTTTGTGCTTGTGGTCCGCTAAAACCTATACCAGTTAAAACAGATATTTTTGCATCTAATGGTATGTCGGCCTTTGTTGCCCAATTTTTAAAAATATTGGAAGTTTTAGGACTAGTAATTAATCTAGCCACAAGGTTTGGGCCACCAACTTGCATCGCGCCAGTAGCTAAACCAGTACCAATATCTCCAGTAGCAAGATAACCTAAAGAACCAAAACCAGCTGGTCCGAAAAGTTGATTAAAAGCAGCAGTATGAGCGGTGTTAGAAAAATTATATGTTTTGCTAGCTTCTTTAAAACCTTTTGAGACTTGGTAAACATCATCGACCTTTGTGCCTAAAGTTTGTATGGTTGTTGGATATTCGCCTGTGCTTTTAAATAAACGATTAAGATTTGATAGTGTTTTGGCTGGACTATATACAGACTCCTTTCCTACCATATCTCTTGTTAAATCAAAAAACTGTTTCTGTCCTATTATGTTTAAATATTGTTCGTTTCCTAAAGTTGGATTAAATACAGTATCTAAAAATTTATTTGCTTGTGATCCTTTTGATTCTAAGTCTTTCATAACTTTTGCATAAACCTGCTCAGGTGGTAAATACTCTTTCCCACCTCTTTTTGTTGTGTAAGGTTGTATAAAATTATCTATAAGATTCTTATTTATATTGTAGTAATCATTGGCTTGTCTAGCTAACAACGCAACATCTCCACCCAAAGAGTCTGCCGCAGAAAACATATCATCAGTCAATGCTCCATAAATTCTTCTTATATCTGCAACATTTGGAGATGTACCAATGACAACAGTACCTTGTGTTTTTTGGCCTGTTGCAGTTCTTAGAGCTTTTATGTCTCGGTAAGAAAATTCTGGACTTTTTGTTAAAATGGTTTGTAATGATTTTGCGTAAGGCTCTCCAAATAATTTAGCTAATTCAGGATCATCAAATTTAAACTCAATTTCTTTTAATATTTTTTCTGTATTAGGTAAACTAAATGTTAAATTAGGATTTATGGCATCAGTTAATTCATCATATAATTTGTTTGAAGTTGCATCAAAAACTTCATCGAACCTTTTTGCTCCATCTAAAATTATATCTCCAGCCTGTTGTGTAGATAATGACCTACCATCATCTGTTAGATTTTTAATAGCCAAATTTAATTGTTGCATACTATTAGCATAATTTTTTGCTATAACATTACCGCCACCAACTGTACTAGATAATTGATTTTCAAGTCTTGCAACCCCAGAACCAGTCGATACGCCTAATGGTAAATTGTCAACGCCAAGATTTTTTGCTGAACTATGTATTGCTTTTGCCTCTGGTTTGTTAAAAAGTTTGTTTGCCTTTTCTCTCATTACCCTGCCCACTTTACCAACAGCAAGAGGTGCTGCGGTTTCAATGGCTGCTTGAATACCAACATCTCGTAAATGTTCTTTTGGTGTTCTTGTATCCTCAACACCCATACCATAAACACTTCTTAAAAATTGGTCATAAGTTTCTCCTGCACCAACCGAGCCTGCTACACTACCACCAAGCACACCTGCTGGTATTCCTGCAACAGTAGGAGATGTAACTAATCCTCCAGCTAAACCACCGCCTACCGCACCTACTATTTCTGCACCAATTCTGCCATATTCATAAATATCGCCAAGCTCTAAACCCTCAGGGTTAAATAATGTGCGGACATTGTTATTTTCGGGATTTTTGAAAACAAAATTATTTTTTCCATAGGGGTAAGCCTCAGGATAATATTTTTGTATAATTTCCAATTTATCTCCAGGTTTTTTATATGCCGAAACTATTGCGCGCAACGATTTTGGAGCGCCAGTTTTAATATCATCTGGAGGTGGAACAGCGCCTTTTGGAGGAGGAGGTGGAGGTACTTGCACGCCCTGCACTACATAAGCGCCCTCTGGTAATTTAGGTGTTGTCATTTTCTTCTACAGGCTCTCCAGTATCAATGTATATATAAGCATTTTTTTCTGGATCTAATCTTATCATTCTGCCTTGATACATATATACAGTAGGTTGCGTGGCGGTGGTAACATCTGTTTCTATACCAAGCTCTTTATTAATTACATTCCTAGAATTTTGTAAAGATTCTAATAAATTATTTAATTGTATATTTACACCCTCAGCTCCTCCTTGTACAAAATATTGCCCAAAGCCAGTTGGATCTCCTACCATGCTTTGTAATAAATCTAAATCTGGTCCAGCTAACACACCTAATTGTTCTAAATTTTTAAGCTCTAAAAGTAATGAAGTATAAGAGCTTTGTATGTCTGCTCTCTCTTGTCCTACCGTAAATGGTCCTGGCTGTATTTTTGCTATTTTATCTTGAAAGGCTGCAATTTTTCTTTCACTATCAGCCAAAACATCTAACCTGGTGTTTAATGTTTTTCTTCTTTCAGGTGTAACCTCTTGCACTACTTCACTTGGCTTTTCTTCTGGTTTTGCATCAAAATCAAAACCTATAGGAGGTAGATAGTCTCCTTGCTGTATAATGCTTGGTACTTTTCTTGTTACTGTTTGACCTAATTCATTGATGTATGTTTCAGTTTTTTGTTGTGATAAAAAGTCATAAGCAGTTTTATAAATAGGAGTGTTTCTTATTGATTCATCTTGTTGACCTTGTAACAAAACATTCATAAATTGATTTGTCATGCCTTGACCAGGAAACATAGGTTTCATTTCCTTTTGTTTTTGTAGAGTTTGTTGTAAACCTAAACCAGCTTGCAAGGGATCTTGGCCTTTAAATGCGCTACCAAGACCATACAACATGATGGCAAGCTGTCTGTTTTTGTCACTCAAAGCATCGCCTAAAACCTGTGGTGCTTGTGGCATCATAGGTGGTGGGGTTATAGGTCCTAAAGTTGGTTGCAAGTCTGGACTTATTAAGCCAAAAGGTTTTGTTAAATCATTAATTGCCATTTATAAAACTCCGTAATTTACCATGTAATAGCCATCAGAATTTTTTATTACTGCTTCAGGCATGTACTCTATAACCTCTTGCGCTAGCACGCCTGTTGTTGGATCATTTATACCAAGCTCTTTAGCTTTGTCATTCCAATTCCATGTATATAATTTGTGTCCGTTTTCTGTTTTACCAATAAGAGTAATGTTGTCTTTAAGTCTTTTGTCAGACATCATTAATTTTAATGCCAAAAGTTGCGCTCCCGTTCCAAGAACATCGCCTGTGCCAATTCCTTGTTGCTGTGATGTTGTACCACCAATTAACGGTGTTCCCATACCAGCTTGCAATAAACCAAGTTGTTGTGGTCCATAGCCTAATGCTCTTCCAAACTCGCCTCTTGCCGCATCTATTGCTCTTTGTTGTAATGCTTGTTGTTGTGTACCTATGCCGCCTAACAAACCTAGTCTTTGTATTTGACCTGCGCCTAAAGAACCTAGTAAACCTGCTTGAAACTGTCTGCCAGCCATTTCTCTGCCAATATCTCTTTCCGCCGCCGCTTGCGCTTGCTCGAAACCTGCTTGTCTTAATCCCGCAGAAGTTCTTGCCATTTGCTCTACAAAAGGTCTTTGTGATTCAGCCTCTAACAAAGCTGACCTTGAACCACCAAAAGCGCCTGCTCGTATTGCTCTTTCTTGCGCTCCTGTTCTTGCTAGATCAGCTTGTCGCTGAATGTCTTGCATAGCCAAATCTAGTACTTGTTGTTGATATGGCGATTGATATGCACCAATATCTGCGCCAAGCAAACTTGGTGTTTCAGCTTGTGCTAGTTGTTGCATACCTGTCAATGGGTCATACTGCATACCAGTTTCAAATAAACCTCTGGTTGCTTCAAATTGTCTAAGTTGATCTGGACTGAAGCCAGCTACCATAGGGCCTGTATATGGCACAAAAGGTTGTTGTGCTACACCCCTAGCTCTGCTAAACAACTCTTTCATTTGTTGTTCTTGAAAAGCTGGTATTGTTGCTTCTTGTACTGTTGTGGTTTTTCCTTTGCTCATAAGTCTTTTCTTACCGTGTGTTCTATTTCAAATCCAAGATGTTTTATTTTTCTAATCCATCCTTTTCTACCGCCACCGTATAATCTTTTTATACCTGCGGCTTTTGCAAATGCTTCTATTGATGGCAGCATTTCTTTAAGTTCTGTATAATCGCCACCACAAAACAAAATGTTTAACGCTTTTACTTGCGGAAACATTACAAATTCAGTTATGTATGCAGACTTTTTGCCTGGCCATAAATGAAATATGCCTGCTCTTATTTTATCCTCTATGTCTTTAATTGTATAGGAATCTTGATATTTTACCGCTTTTTCAATATATGGCTTACATCGTTCCCATTCTATTTCCCAAGGTTCTTTCTGTTCTTGGTTTATATTAATGACATTATCAATCGCCTTTTGCATACTCAATAATACTTAAATATAAATCTATATTTGCATGGTTTACTTGTGCTTTTAAAACTTCTCCTTGTTGTAAAACTATGCCTGCATTTGTTTGTAACTCTATTGTTTCGTGTGCTGATATATTTTTTTCTTTATATATAAAAAACTCATTAGAACTTGTGTCTGTTATAGATACATCTAAATTTGTTTGTTGGTTGCCATGGTCACATGCTAAAAAACCTTTAATAATTACAAAATCAAAATCGCCACCGCTAGGTGCTGTATATATTGTTTGTTGTGTAGTAGCTGCAAAAGAATACTTAACATTAATTGCTCTCTGTATGTATTGTCTTTGTGAAGATAAATCCAT